TGTTGAACCAGTGTAACCATCCATAGATGAATCACCACAAGTAATACAAACAGGAGCTTGTAAATCAACTTCTAAATAGATAAATCCATCAGCACTACATACATTGTAATAAGAACCACCTGAGTTATTATTAGTTGGCCAAGTAGTATTTACTTGATTACCGTATTGAACAATACCTTTACCATATCTTTGAGTTACAACTCTGAATAAATAAGGGTTAGTAGTGTTTGCTGAAGTATAAACGTTATCAGATACACCTAAGATGTTCAAACCTGATAAGAATTCTTCAGTATCCATAGTGTTACCATTAGGACCAATCAATTGACCAGCACCAGCGTTAGAGAATCCACTCATAACGATAATAACTTTTCTGTAGTTATCAGTTGGGTAGGTAGCAGGTAATAAAACACCAGCATTAGACCAAGCGTAAGTTACTGTTGATGCTGTAACTGCAGTCCACTGACCTTTTGAATAGTCAAACAAACCAGGAGGGTTCAAACCAGCTTCGTTACCTTCGTAGAATAAATCATACAAATCCTTATTGTAAATAGGATTGTAAGAACCATCACCTGAAGTATAACCAGCGTCTGGATTACCAGGATAGTTTCCAGGAGAACCTACAGGAGCGTAGTGTGTACCTGATTGTCCAAACAAACCATCTGCTGAAGTACCACCAGAATAACCTTGAATTTTAGGTACGAAGTAGAACAATTTACCAATTGGTAAGTTCATTGCTTGTACAGACACGATGTCGTTAGCTAATAATTTAGAGAATACTCTTCTCACGATTGGGAATACAACCGTTTCAAAAGAACCTGAATCAGAAGTTGAAGAAGCTTCGTTGATTAAGTGTGAAGCTTGGTTTTCATACAACTGAGCCACGTTTTCTTTCATGTGACCTTTAAGACCTTCTAAAAAGCCAAGTTTATCCCATTTGTTAATTGTGTCTTCTTTGATAACTTTAAGGTGTTTCAAACCAATGTTACCAACAAGACCGCTTTCTAATAATGCACCCATTTTAGTATTTTTTTGTTTTTAAGTTTTATTTATTTTTTATTTTTGTATTTTTTGCATAATATCCTTCATTCTTAAGAATTGTGGATTTTCATACGTTTTTGACTCAATTAAGTTTTGTGAAGAACCTGACGCTGGAGATTTTCCAATTCTTTCAATAGATTCTGTTACAACACTTTGAGTACTGTTAGTAGTATTTAATTCATTTTTGATAGATGAATACAAAGATTTAGACTCTTTTAATGATTCAACATCATCAAATCTTCTCAAGATATTAATTTTTTCTTGTTTAGTTGTTGTATGTTCAGTAAACAATCTTGTAGCATATGCCAAGTTTGAATTGAAAACCGCAACTTCATTTAATTTCTCTCTGAAGATATTAAGAGCTTTTCTATATTCTTCATTTTTTTCTCTCAAAGTTTGAATTTCTTCATTAACACCATTTTTACCATAAACATAGTTTCTGTTATTAGTGATGCCTTTTCTTAAACCTCTGCCTTCTTTAGAACCCATACCATAAGTTCTGGCAGCTTCTTTAGTTTCTTCTTTTTCGTAATCTTTGTAATGACCATCTTTTTCACCAGCTTTTTTCTCAACACCTTTTACATCCTTACGTTTGTATTCGTGTTTTTTAGAGCCATACTTTTCTTCCATTTCTGCTTCAGTGTATTCAAATTTCTTAGGTTTCAAATTCATACCAACACCCTTAGGTTTAACGGTCATAGAAGCTTCTTTAGCTTCCATTTTTTTACCTTCTTTGTATTCAAATTTTGCACTGCCAGTTTTTACGCCTTTACCTACAACGGGTTTACTCATCATAGAACCTTCTTTTGTTTCCATTTTTTTAGCTTTGTTTGTTAAAGAAGATTTAGTTAATTTACCCATAACAGGTTTAACAGTCATTTTACCTTCAGACATATTTTCATCAGAATCATCCATGTCATCCATGTCTTCTTCATCCATTTCTATTTCGTACACTACTTCATCTTCTTCATCTTCTTCATCCATGTCCATTTCATAAACAACTTCATCCATATCTTCTTCTTCATCCATTTCCATTTCTTCACCAAAAATATCAGCCATCATAGAATCTAAATCTTCATCAGACAAATCTTCTTCATCCATTTCCATAGTTTCTTCTTCCATTTCCATAGTTTCTTCTTCCATGTCACTTTCAGTTTGAATGATGTATTCAACATCATCATTTTCATCTTCCAAAGTAATGTTAGTACCATCTTGTTTAATAATGATACCATCTTCATCACTCATAGATTTGAAAACCTTTAAGATTTCATCATCTGAAGCCATAGTCATGTCAATTGGTAGTGTATCATCAGAGTCCATATCAAAGTCCATATCAAGTTCATCTTCCGATTCATCATCGTCAGAATCCATGTCAAAGTCCATTTCAACATCATCCATTTCTTCATCATCTGAATCCATATCCATCTCCATGTCAACATCATCCTCTGATTGTTCATCCATTTCAACTTCTTTGGTTTCTTTTTCAGCCTCATTTTTCAAAGACTCTTTTACTAGTTCTGAGATTTCTTCCTTCATTGTAGAAGCAAGTATTCCTTTTGCATTTTCGGCTACTACTTGTTCCAAATTTTTCATTTGGAGTAGAGCTTCCTCAACTAACGACTTTTTTTCTGTCATATTATTATTGAATAATTTAACATATAAATATATCCATATGCTAAAAAATTCTATTTATGACCATCAAAAACACTAAATAAATAAAAAACCCCTCGGTTAGGAGGGGTTTTTATTAATCTTCAATAACTTCGTCTATTTTACTTTCGGAGACTGCTGTGATTCTCCAATCGTGTTGAAACCCAGTATATCGGGATGTTACCTTGGCTTCAACATCGGTTACAGAGTAACCTTTAACCAATTTTTCCTCTCGGATTTTCTTTAATTTACCTGTGTTTTCATCAGGTAAATCGTACTGTACTTTTGCTACAAAATATTTCTCGTCCATGTTTTTTAAATTATCTGTCCAAATAATGATTTAATTTTTTCAATAAGTCAATAGAGCGGTTCATCTTTGTACCACTTTCTTGTTCAATTGGTGACATTCTTGAAACTTTTTCTTCTTCCAAATTTTCTTCAAATTTGCTTCTATCATCAGGGTTTGTAAAAAGATATGCTCCGGGTGTAGATGGTGAAGATACCAAATCAAAACAGATTAATTCAAAATCATCCTGTACTTCATTTTGTTCACCGTTCTTTTTTAAAGAACCAACCCCACGTGAAGATATACCCAAAGTAACACCTTGTCTTAACAAGTTTGCTGCTTGGTCACCCTTTGTAGATACAATACCTCTCTCATGGAATCCTGGTGATGTTAGAAGACGTAACTTACCCATAAGGATATGTCCGTCCCACCATATATCATTAATGATGTGAGACACACGGTCAAGGTCAATTAATGATGATTCAGGGTGGTTTAATTCTGAAAGAGATGTTCCTTTTGCAATCATTTTTTTATAATTGTCAGATTCGCGTTTTAAGATTCTTTCAGGGTACACTCTACCATTACGGTTTGGTGTGTTGTATTTTTGAAGTACGGCATAGAATTCAAAAGGTTTTGAATAATCCAAGAAATTCTTGTGATTTTCTTCAAGCATCTTTTTGTTAAATTCATGAGATGGTGACACATATCCTGCATCCATTTCAATCAATATTCCTTTACCTGTGTCGGTAGGTCCTAATATTTTCATACGTATGTTTTAGTAATAAATATTAAGATGTTTCTTCTTTGCTCTTTTTGGATAGTGTAAAATCAAAATACTCGTTCTTTTTGAAGTTTTCAATATAAATTTCCTTGGCAATTCTTTTTAATTTATCTTTAAGAATTGTATCTTTAAAATCCACTTCTTGTGATAAGAATAAGGTAATTTCCAAATTCATAAAACTTTTTTTTCCGTAAACAATTCCGCTTGTTCTTAAATCTAAATCAACTATATAATTGTCTTTAAAAAATGTGGGGTCTAATATTTCAAATATTGTGTGTTTTATTTGTCTACTAAAATTTGATACTATTCTTTCCCAATTGTCATAACTTTGTTTTGGTGAAACCCAACTTTGTAGATTAAGATAAACTGATTTAAAATTTTTGGAATCAACCGTTCCATAACTCACTTTTGAATTGTTGA